CTAAAGTAACGAGGAAGATGACTTAAACTGGTTCTCTTTTCGTTTTCACCGTCTGGACTAATTGGAAATTCGTTTTGATCGTTGTCATTTGCCATTAGTAATTACTTCCTGTAGTGTTAGAACTTGACGTTATGCCTGCATTGTCTGTTGTTGCTGTTGTAACAATAGCGCCATTTGCTTTTAATCTCGATGCTGTAATAGAATCTATAATATCTACGTCATCAACTGTTGCACTCGAAATAAAAATTTCATCACTTTCGGTTGTAATTTCATATAAACTTCCAAACACTTTATCTGTTTGCTTTGGTACTAATACAATCGTAGCAATGTCCGGTGCTAATGAATTCATTATGTATGTTGCAAGTTCAGTAAAACTAAACTTATCACCGAAGTCCCAAAACTCTAAACTAAAGAATTGATTAATTGCTGTAATAACACGTAACTTAATATCGTTGTCATTTGTAACTTGATCTGAATTCTTTACAACTTTAAAGGTTGCTTGGAGATCTGGTTCTGCTTTGTCGCCAAATAGTATTTTATATTTTACAGGATGATAAATTACTTCATCACTGATTGATTTAATTTTATTAATATTTGCACCAAAGTTTTGAAATAATTGATCTGAACTTGGTGGCAAAGGTTTTGTATTTGTTACACCTGTAAGGTATTCTCTAAACTTTTTATCATATGTAGACGTTAACAAATATGTATCAATGATATTTGTACTACTTGGATCTAATCTATTGTTTTCGTCTGCACTATGTACATATTGAAATTTAATTTTATCTCTACCTTTATATGCTTTATAATTTGTAATTAAAGACAACAATCCAGTAGTTGTGCTATATTCTTTAAATACATCATTATCTACAAAATAGAATTTTGTTCCGTTATCAAATACTGATAGCGGTCCAGTTGCTGATTCAGTTTCAAACACTTTAATATTTTCTGCTTGTGCATCTACATAGTTAAAATTTGTGGATTGATTATTTGAAACTTCTTCTTTTACGAAAACCCACTTAGTTAAAGGATTGTTTTCCGGTTCTACAAAATTTAAAAATGAGTCAGGATTGTCAATTACTCCGTCAGCATCACTGTCAAAGAAACTAATCTCAACTTTTTTACTGTTAATATATCCTTCTTCGTCGCGATATTCTTTAGTAATTTGCCAAGGATAATCAATAGTAAATGGTTGAATACTGTCTGGTTGTTTATTAATAGAAAGCAAGTTTATTTTGTCTGTAATAATTTGTCCTGTTCTACTGTCATAGATTTTATCAGTTTCGTCAAAATAGAATCTTACTTCTTTATCACTTTCAAAAATATATCTAACACCTCTGTATGTGATTGTATACTTTTCTCCGTCAGTTTCAAATAATAATAACCAACTTGAGTCTAAATTTTGATTTGAATTATCGCCTGATCTACCTGTATTAAATGCATTACCAATACTTAGATTGTTATTTAAAATTACTCGCCATTCTCTATCAGCAAGGCTATATCGTAAACCAAATGTTTTATATGCAAAAATTTGATCAATCATTTGAGAAATAACATCTGTTGTCAAACTTGTTGCAAACTTGGGTTTAATTTCGCTTAATATTGCACCTGTTGGAATAACATCATTAAAAATAATAGGTCCTTGACCATCTTCGTAATTTTCAGTTCCATCATCATTAACTTGAATTACTTTTGTCCAAATAAATTTAGTAGCAAAAGGGTGATCTGCATTTCCAGACATCAACTTATTAAGATCGTTTGTCATAAAATGTTGACCTGCTGGTGCAAGAAATTTAATAAGTGCTCCGGGTTCTATGTATCTTAATGTACTTCCTGTAAATGTACCTGTAGTTAGTTTTATATCAAGTGTATCTGTTAGATATCCGCTCGAGTTATTTGTTTGTCTTGCAACTTGATTCCAAATTGCTCCTAAGTCAGCCGCCGAAGTCTTCGGAAATTCACTTAGATAAAAATTTCTAATTAATATATTTCTTAAAATAGGTTGCACTACGTTTTCAATACGACCTTCAACGTCTGTTCTCGTAATAAACGAAAAGTTCACACGCTTATCAAATACTTCTCTATAAATGGCTCCGTCATCACCATAGATATTAGTGCTTGAATATTTGCCTGTAGCATCAATTAAATCAAAATATCTACTAACACCACTCGACGTTCTATTAATACTTTTACTTTTAATAATTTCTTGGCTGATTGATCTCGGTGCTACTTGATAATCTTCACCTGTAATCATTCTATTTTGTGTATAGAATGTTGAAGGTGCATTTTCTTTAATACTTCTACTTGTTTCTGCTGAACTTGCATTATCAACTGTGTATTTTAACGAAGCAGTTATAGTCATTGTTTCTGCTGTTCCGCTTCTTGTTTCGTAAGGAACAGATATTGTAATGTTTGTAAGTTCTTCAGGTTGAATACTATATTTTCTTCCAATTGACTTTCTATAATAAACTCTGAATCTACCTTTAGGCAAATTACCAAATGTTCCGTCAGCAAATAATAAACTAATTCTATCTTCAATTCTGGTTAGAACTGTATAGATATCTCGTTGATTTTTGCTTAAACTATTATAGATTACATTGTTACCTTCAACAGCATCTACCTTAGTCCACAAATCTTGTTCATTGCCATTAGCATCAAGTTTGTATAACCATACATCTGAATTATTAATGTTTGTTGCATCAATTGCTATCGCTTGATTAGTATTAGGATTGTCAACAGTAAAAGAACCATTGTCCATTTGTCCTTGTCTAAAGTGTAGAAAATATCCTGTATTAGAACTGCCAGCACCTTTACCATCTTCTCTATATAAAAATGCTAAACTGTTTCCTGGTAATGGAGTTTCTTCAAAAATTTTGTCTACTGTAATACCTGCACTGGTTACTTCAAATACTAAATTCTTTTCACCTACATTTTTATTAAAACTATAGATAGGTAAATTAGAATTTGTTGCATTGAAACGATATTGTTCTGTAGTAATGCCGTTAATTGTATATTTTTTAACAGGACGTCCTACAATAGAGTTTTCAGGCAACGAAGCATTTAGTACTTTTCTAAATTGCTCTGACCAATCAGGATTGCTTGGATCATTCCAAATAATTGTTTGATTAGCAAGGTTAACACCGTTGCTGTCTACAATGTCTTCGGTGGTTTGAACACTTTCAAACTTTAATAAGCCATTTGCTGTTTGATTTCTCTTTGGATTGTAAGAAAGAAGTCTTGCTAAACGTAATACACTTTCTCTACGTTCTGCAAGTTCTAAATAGTTTTCACGTGCATTTAGATCAACACGGAAAGCAAGGTTTTGACCTAAATACGCAATCAAATCAATTAACGCAAGGTATTCTGAGGATTCAATGTAATCGTTGAAATCTTCTGGATAATTTTCACGCAGATAGTTGATCATTGTACGACGTAGACTATCAAAGTCGTATGACTTAAAGTCTGCGTTTTTAAATGTTTGATATACTCTCTTCCAGTCTTCTGCAAGTAGTAATCTATTTTGTCTATCTGTTGTCGACATTTGCTTTCCTCGTTATAAAGTATTTATTTGTTTCTGTTAACAGAGTACTTAATTCTTTAACCTACAAAGCCGTTGTTTTGATCAAACTGTAACTTCATTTTTTCAGAAATGTTATATGGTAGATATTGCAGTTCACACTCTATTTGTATACCACTTTCATACTGATCAACAATTACTCTATTAGCATTGATACGTGGATCGCTGTTAATAATCGTTGTTACGTTGTCTGCTATTGCTTCTTTTAGATTTTCCGTTAACGGCTCAAATAAAATGTCCCAAATAATTGTTCCAAATTCGGGATTTTCTAATTTTTCCCCTTGTCTTATATGGAAGTGATTAAGTAGGTCTTGTTTAATTAACCCAATATCATAGAGAGTGTAAGATAAATTGTCAGGATTGACTGTGCTTAAACCTCTGTAAGATTGAGCCTTTACAATAGGCTTCTGTTTTAGGTTTTCCTTGACTTTAATGTTCTTAATTGTATCTTTTTCTAAACTGCTCATATCAATATTTATATGCTGTTAAGCACCCTCTTTCTTGAATGTATCTGGTATATTATCAATGTCTGGAGCCGGTGGAATATAAACATCATTCGTTCTGTCTGTTTGTACAGTGGTGTACTGTATCGGATCCACGTTTTCGTGGTGTGCCCACGGCTCATGCTGTGGTAAGCGTTTGTGTAAGGACGCGATAGCGGTAGCGGTAGCGCCGGGAACCACGTGAGTGGACAACGAAGTTGTCTTAGCGGCCTCTGGCCCATTCATATGGATCTGTAGTGCAGTTTCATAGTGTCCTAATCCACTGTTGATATTAGACGTTGTTCCGCTTGTGATATTAGTTGCTAAAAACGCCAGTGTTTGAATAGAGGTTTTGGTTTCTAAGTTGATGCCAAAGTTTGTAAGCAGATTAAATGTTCTACCTGCCTGCATATTGATATCTCTGTCAGCAGTAATGTTAAGATCGTTTTCAGTGTGTATACTAATAGAGTCTTTTGCATACACATCAATTTTACCATTAGAACTCATTTCAATCCATGAATTACCACTACCATGATCAATACGTATTAAGTCCTCTGTGTTATGGAAAAGAATTTGATGTCCTGTACGTGTTCTGATACGCATTAATTCGTTTGCTGGTAACTGTGGAATTCCGTCTTTTTCGCCTTTGCCTACACTTGCATATTCTTTCTTAGAATTGGTCGCGAAACCTTTTCTTAAAAATTTGTCATCACCGTCGTCCATTACAAAATGCGTTCCGCCGAGGCGGCCGAATGGAATGTCTGCTTGTGTTCCTTGAGGACCGTATTTGGCTTTTACGTAGCCAGGACGTTTATCATATGGGCCTGGAGTTGAAATACCAAATACCATGCTTGGGACTTCACGTCTTGCACTTGCTGTACTTAAACCTCTTGTGCCATCACTTGATAACCCCTGTATTCCTAATACCGACATCCAGTTTTCATTTATAGGCTTTTTAAACTTTGTAGGATCATTACCCTTGTTATCTTCAAGATTCTTTTTGTTAATTTCACCAACTACTGCTTTGCCTGTGTTTGCAATACTATCTTTACTTCCGTCTGATTGAGGTGGATTACTAATATGGCTTGTTGCTACCCTGTCAGGCATTGAAAAGTTAATGTAGTTGTCTTGAACACAAGCAATCCAGAATCCCATGTTAGATTGACCTTCAATAAACACAACAATTACTCTGGAACCAATGTCTGGTGGTGTCATCCAGAAGCCATACGCCTGTTGTGTGTATTTGTAATCTTTGTTTTTACTAAGTGCTGACGCAGGAGTCTGTCCAATGAACGGACTACCGTAGCGTACTTTAAATGTTTGTCCTTCAAGTCCTTGGTTACTGCTTGAGGAAATTTTTACAAGTTCAACTTCTATGGCGCCCATGTAATTAGGATCAAGGTGACCTATCACCTTGGCCATATAAGGACCTGGATCTAATTTTACTACCTTGCCTGCGGTTCTTGTATCTTGTCCCATTATATTAAATCATTACCTCCAAACTCGTCAACGCCAGTTTTTTCTTTTGCGTCTTGACTTTTTATTCTATTTTGTTGAACTGTCGTAACAACCGAGTCAGCATTAACTTGGAAAGGAGTACCGTCTGTGTCTTCTGATATTGACTGTGCTGTTTCTATTACGCCTAAATTGTCTTTCAATCTAATTTCTTGATTGCCCTTTTCTGGATCTTGTGAAGTTTCTTTCTTGACATATTGATTAGGTCTACGAACCAATTCAATTGTCTGCTTAAATTGTCCATCGTTTAATATATTCTTAACTGCAATTACTTGATACAAACCACTAAATGCATCAACAGCAACAGTTTCTTCTGGGAATCCCATTAGACCGTTGTCTTTGTAATCAACAGGTGTTCTAAAGTTTACAAGAACATCAACTTCACCATATTGGTAATCAATGTTTCCATCAGCATCAATGTTAATAAATTCTGTGTTTTCTGAATTGTAGTTGCCTACTCCGCTATCTGCAAGATAATACGGGTCTCCCCAAATTTCCATTTCAAGTGTTAACAAGTCTGCATCAGAATTTACAATAGCATCATTAAATTTACGTGCAAGTTCTACACGCATATCATCTATATCAACAGCACCAGCCGCGGCAGTATTGTTATTAGTAGTCATTTGTGTTTTGCCTGATATTGCTTGTTCGTTGTCTGTATCTGTTTGTTTTACAACGGTCTCAGGACTTTCGTTGGCGTCTTTACCTTCTTCAACATTAAGTTTAGGAAGCACACCCGGTGAAATACTTTTAAAGAATGTATTATCCAAGTTAATATTAAAACTAAGAATATCTTCATTTTTGCCGCTATAGATATAATTGTATTCTTTACAAACCTGTT